TTTTGATACATTCTTAATGTAGCAAAAGGTGTACCATCAGATTGTGAGATAGATACTGCAGAACCCGAACCTCTAGCAGGATTAGATCCTGGGAATGTTGGGACTACTGCTCTATATGTTGTAAATATAAAAGGTCTTACTTGTCTATCCTCATTATATACTTGAAAACTACCTGAAACTGCACTTACTGATGGGAGTGTTGCTGTAGAGTTTAAAACTCTTTGGTATGTACTGTTAATCAATTTATCACCTTGTGTACCTAACATGGTAGCAAAATTTTGTGATGAATTATTGTAATGTTGAGGGATAGCATTTAGTGCGAGTCCAAAAGAATTATCATTAATCATAGGATCATATAAATCATAAGGAATACCTGGTTGTCCTGATCCTGTTTCTGTTAGATAATATATTTTAAATGGTCTATGAATATATCTATTATATCTCCAAGCATTTGTATCAGTTCCTAAAGTAGATTCTCCTTGATATACAAACAATTCTTGACCTCTTGAGGTATCAATAGGAATATTTAATGATGTTTGCCCATAAGGGGTGTAAGATGTTATTGATGAATTAAAATTAACTAGTTTTGTTACTAAACTACTAGAATATAAGGGGGTGTAGTTTTTCTTTTCATTTTGAAATTCAGAACCAGATATATAAATAGCATTGTTACTAGCATTATAATAATAATTAGTTCCTTGAATAGCTGGTGATTCTTCTGAACTAGCACTTGTCCATGCAATGTTAAAATAGTTATTAGTTGATATTGGTCCTACAGATGAATCAGGAATATTACCATAATCTAAGAAGGATTCTGATGGAATTTGTAACCAACTTTTTCCTGACCCTTCTGGGGATGAAGCATTCATAAACCATGGAACCTTACTTGCAGGATCTATTCCAGATTGTACTGTTGAGTCTGTATTATCTATTTCATGTGAACCTGTATTAAAATTATCTAATGGGTCACTTAATATCCCATTATATGAATTATAAGTTCCATTAGTATAAAAATTAGATGAAGCCCAACCCCTAAAAAAGGACTCAGTATGATAAGTTAAAGGAAAATATCCTTGTGGTACAGATTCGGATATACCTGTATCTAGTACTGGAGATGGATCTGCTGATACGTTTTGAGTTGCATACCATTGAAAGTCCCCACTAGCCGAAAAATTAAAGTCATAGAAGGCACCATCATCAGAACTTATAGTAGTTGAAGATTCCTCTGGTATGGTATAACATAAAGCGGCACCTACACTGCTTTGATTAGAAGCTTGATCACTTGGTTGAATACCAACTGATTCTAGATAAAATGTTTGAACTCCCTCTAATATATTGCCCTGATAATCAACAGCACTATTAAATGTAAAAACTACCCATTCTACATTTTGAATAAAAGTTGCAATATTAATGCCATTATAAGTCTGTAAGGACATTTTTATATAAAGTATACTTTCCCCATTATGCCAAAACCAAACAAATCCTGGAGGGGGTTGGTTAGTTGGACTTAAGAAATTTTGTTCACTTATAACTGCAGTATTGCTATAACCATCAGCACTCCAAAATACAGGTACATACCTATATTCTACATTACTAAGTTTAAAATAAGCACTACATATATCATTTATACCCACAGGAAGAACTGAACCACTAAATTCCCCATTGTAAAATTCTCTTTGATCAGATCTATCTATAGGAGCAGAACCTGAAAATGTCATCCATGATTCTTCCCAACTTTGTGTTACAAAATATCTATTATCTGTTCCTAGTCCTAAAGACCCAGAAACGGTAGTTTTTAAACTATTAAATGGTTCAAATGAACCTGCAGTACCACCACCAAACTTGTATACAGCAGATCCTGAATCTGAATATTGTGGATAATCTCCTGGTCCTAAACTATAATTTTTAGGTAAGTTTTTAACTGAACCTGAATAGTTGTGAAAAGAAGAGGTTACTTGAGCTGGTCTTTGTCTATTTCTTTCTAACAAATGTTGTTTAATAACAACACCAGAAGATAAACTAGTTCTTGCAGGGGTAAAATCTTCGATCATTTTAAATAATGAATTATCAAAGAATTTTATTAACCTAACAAAATCAGTTAAATCATAATTTGTTATATATTTTTCAAAGTAAGCATCTCTTAAAGAATCCAAATCAGGATAACTTTTATTTGAAGAAGATATAAGTCTTGGATCTCCAATATATTCCCCAATGTTAAAATATCCCATTTGACCAATAATATCATCATTAATTTGATCTTGTGGTGAAAATGCTACTTCTAAATAATTAATATTAGGGGTAAAACTTTCACTAACATATGATGTTTGTTGAATAGATTTATAACCAGATAAAGTATCTCCTTCAGGAAGAATTAACGCTTCTGTTTGAATTTTATCTGTAACTCTATTTCTCATCCCCGATGGGGTTTGATCTAGATATATATCTTCAACATTATTTAACCAAGTTGGAGTTGATTCAAATGAAGCTGTACTTTGTCCATTAAATGAAGATGTAGTTACCCACGAACCAGTAACTTTTGGATGTATTGAGTTTTTATACGATCCAGTATTTAGTAATGTTCCTAAAGGTAATCTAAATGCAAGTTGATTTGGCGCATTATTGATTCCATTTCCTTCAAAAGAATATGGGTTCATTACATAATCATAAAATACACTTTCACTTATTGTTTCTGTATAATATCTTATTTCTTGAAGAGATCCTGAGAATGGGAAATAATAAAGCCCAGCAAATTGGGTATAATTTTGGGGTAACCAATATATTTCGGTAGAAGTTCCCCATAAATTGATATCGGCACTAATAGTATCACTGCCTGTAAAACCTATATTTTCTCCAATTTTATTGGCAGCTCTTAATGTAAACCCACCATCAGCATAATTTCTATCCACTTGAACTGACCACCAGTCTCCATCCCAAAATGGTAAATATAAAGAAGCATAGTTTGTTGGGTTAGTATCAATATTAGGCCAAAATTTTAATGTACCATATTCTTTATATTTACTAGGTACTGAACCAGAATAATTCCCTTCTGTTAATAAAGACATATTATATTCAATACCCATAGCAACTGTACTAGTTGAATCAGTTTCAAAAAATGATTGGGTTGTTGGTGAATTAGAAGCAGATGGAATACCATTTGTTTTAAATCTAAATTGTATAGATCCAGGTGAATTTTGGGGTGCACCCCAATCACTATCTAAAGCAAATGAAGATGTAAATCCAGAACTTGTTGTATTTAATCCTACATTGTATATATCTTGTTTTAAATCCCAATCTTGAGAATTATTTCTATCTTTACCTCCAAATTCATTTATTCTTAAAATTGTATCTGGGATCCCATAAGATGTGATTAATGCTCTTAAACCAGCTACTGTACCCTTAGTTTTAAGTAAATAAGGTATATTATGGTAGATACGTTTATATAATCGCTTATTAACATTATCTAATGGGATTATATCATTTGATGCAGATATTGTTGAATCTACGTACTCATACCCAGAAGGTGTGTTAACAACACCACCAATTGATCCTGTCATATATGGGAAAGGGAATGAACTGCCTGAAGGGGTTAATCCTAAAAAGGCTGTGTATAAGTCATTGGTATTGAAGTTATTGGAATATAATTTTACTCCAAAATCTCTTACAGCATCCGCAACCATATCTTTAGAAATCCCATAATCTAAACGGTTATCAGCATTAAATTTAGTTGTTATATTTTTAGTATATAACCATAAATTATCATAATGTTGACCAACCATGTCAACAAATAATTCATATTTAGCGTTTTGAGGGTCACTTCTTAAATATTCTGGGATAGCATAATATAATGAGTTTTGATTATTTTCATCAAAATTTGAAGCAGATAATGCTTGTCCTCCATAATAAGTACTATTAATATCAGTAGATCCTAACCAATTTAAAACTTCTGTACTTCCTGTAGGATATAAAATAAACGGTGGTTCCGTATTTGATTTTGGATATGAGCTTTCTGATCCACTATTAAAATACATAAAATATTCAAAGCCATCAAAATTTTGTATAGTATCTTGTATAGTTTGACTTAAACTTGCTTGGCTAGAACTATAAATAATTGATCCAGTTGTAGATGAAGTTATTTGTCCTAGTTGAGCACTAGCAGATTGAATTAACCCTACTTTATAATAAAAATTTTGTAATCTAGTATAAGCAGATGAAAAATAAATAAAATCATTATAATCTTCATAATCAACACTTATGTTTATTTCTTTACGATTAAGTAAATTATTTATTTGATTAAATGAAGATGTTATATTTGAACCTACTAATGTATTATATGAAAAACCCATCCCAGGAGTTCCTGATTGGCCTTTAATATTTAAACTATAATTTGGACCCGATATATAATTAAAATCATCAGGGGTAAATTCTAGTGGAGGAAATTCTATATTATAGGATTGTGGGGTTGATATTTGTTCTACAACTGAACATTGGCTTTTTAAGTCAAAAATTGCAGGTAAAGGTTCATATAATTTAATTAATATTGTAGGATTTAATTCATCACTTAAATCTAGTTCTATATTATTAGCAATAATTAGTTGATTATTCCCAAAATTAAGTAAAAAATCTACAAAATAATCTGCTGTTTCTCTATATTCTATAAATTCTAAACTAGAGCTAATTAATAAAGCATCATTAATTTGGGTACTATCTAATCTAATCTCAGTTCTATCCGAACTAATTTCATTAATATAATATTGAGTGTTTAGAGTAGATGCTAATTTAGGTCTATAAAAATTGTAAGTTATATAATAAGACCCTTGGTCAAATCCTAGTCTTTCTAGATCATTAGAGGGGGTTAATACCACATGCCCTTCAGTAATAGAATAATTAGTAAAAGGAACTTGAAATGAAACTTGATTTTGATTTTCATCATATATATAGGCTTCAATATAATCTATTGAACTAGAAAATGCTGTGTCTAAATCATTAGAAACAATTAAAGATTCATCTGAAGTAGAATAATCTTGAAACTCAAATGTTTCTGGATTGACTTGGGTTATTATTATTTTATCTTCCATTTTATTATAATGAATAATTTATTGGATTATTATTAGAAGTTGATAAATTTGCATTTCCTCCTGCTGAATTTGGGATACTAGTGTTTGTTCCTAAATTTAATGATCCTGTATTTACTGTTATTCCTGATTCTAATTCTACTACTTTAATTTGTTCTGCTAATAATTCTTCTCTTAAACCTGCTATTTCTTGTTGTAATGCTAATATTTCGTCTGCTATTTGATCAAAATTAATATATTCACCACTGTTTTTTACTAAAAATTCATGTGAGTTAGTTTCACCAGTTGGTGGTATATCATAAAAAAGAGAATTATAATATCCAAAGAATTCTTCAACGCTTATTTGATTTTCAGCACTAGCACTAATACTAGTAACCCCTAACTGAGAAAAACTAGTGTCAATTATTTTTTCATACTGAGGTTTATTAAAAACCTCTTTTCTTAAATCAACATTTCTTGTTTGAGACATAATTAACCATTTATAACTTTAAAATAATATTGATCATCTTTTACTATAGTATTTCCATCTACTGTAGTTTGGATTAATATTTCATAATATCTTTCTGGTTCTAAACCATTCATATAAATTGTGAAATAACTTCCATTTGAATCACAACTAATTTGAGTAAATTCAGTATCAAAATCAATCACAAATTCATTAGTATCTAAATCTTTTATAGCATAGTATGATTCATGAGGTAAGGCAAAATTATTAGTATACACAGAAGATGTTTGAAAAGTTCTAACTGGAAATTCTGGTCTGCAATTTATTCTAAATTGATTAATACTTTCACTATAAAATACTCCTTGATTATTATCAATAGCTAGATATAAATCAGGTGTATTAATTATAGATAAATTTGTATCATATGTAAAATCCCTCCATTTGATTTCTAATTGAGGAGGATATATAGTGTTTGTATCAACAGAATAAAATTGCATTTTAGGTTGAATTGCTGAATTAGAATCAAATTCAATTTCATCACTCCATTTTAAAATAAATCCATTATTTTCTATTTCAGTATAAGTACCAGGTATATTATATGAACTAGAATACCAGGTTTTAACTATATCAGTTACATTAACATTTATATCTTTAGTTGTTCTTAAATTAAAAGATTGGCTTACTTCTAAAGTAAGATTTGTATCCGCCGAAGCTGAATACCAATTACCACCTCCTGGGGATGCTGCTATATATGATCCGGTTACATTTTCTGTAAAATTATCTAATAACCAAGGGGTTGATCCACTATTTGCTCTAAATTTCCAACTTACTCCATTTGTTGTTGATGGGTTGTCTAAGTATTCTCCACTACCATTATTCCAAGATCCTGAAACTGGGTATGCATATATGTCGGATTGCATTACAACTCCACTTGCATCCGCTATAAATGCTTTTAGACTTGCTGAAATAGCAGTAGAACTAGTATTAAAGGTATCTATAACATCATTAATTTGGGATTGATCAAATTGAATAATAGATCTTGCTACAATAGGGGTAGAAAAGGTGGACGGATTTGTATTAGATATTTCTAAAATTGCATCTATACCAGTATTTGTTACTGGATACCCTGAGTATAAAGTTGCATCTTGAAGTGGGAAAATTTTATATACTGCCATTGTTTATGTTTTAATAATTTCTACCTCCACCATTTGAAGTATTTCCTCCTCCTTGTCCCAAAGTAACTACTCTACCAATTATATCATTAGTTGGGTATTTTACTTCAAAAATCATGGGGTCAATTGAAGGAAAAATTGTACCATTTTGTAATGCTCCAGATATGTCATAAGCATATTGTGAATATCCAGATGTTGTTCCTGCTTTATTAAAAATATTTATATTATTTACTGTTTGTACCCCAGCTATATTATCTAATAATACACTAATATCTCTTAAAACTATAGGTTGATTAATTTGCCAATTATTTATATTAAAAAATTTTTGTAATTCTGTAGTACATCTAGTCAAAACTTGACTATTATTATAGTTAGGTAAAGTAATAATTTCAAAATTAACTCCAATATTAATAATAAAAGCATCCTTTATATTAATTGTATCACCAATCATTCTATATTGGTTTATATAATTCCTAAGATTACTTTTTAAAGCGGATGATGCATTTGTTAAATTATTATTTAAATCAGAAGATAAAATATATAAATCTAATGTAGTATTAGGATCATTTGCTTTAGGTTTTTGGGTTATAGCTTTAGATATAATACCATATTTAGAAGGCATACTTAATGCCCTTACTAAATAATCATCAGCTGTTACATTTCGCAATTGAGATGAAAGGTTTGAAATAGTATTTTGTCTTATTTCTTCGGCAGAATCTCCATTATTACCTCCATTAGCTGCTTTTGGGTTATTAACTTGAACTGAGTCAAATACATACTGGGCTGTAATGTTATTTAATGATTGCTTTAAAAATTTAATTAAATTAGTATTTAATGTTGTTATAGTATTTGCACGAACATTGGATTTAATTCCACCACCTTTTAAATATCTTAAGGTTAATGTAGTATTACTTGGGGCAATACCGTAAGTATTTGTAAATATAAAATTAGTAGGAGAATAAGCTGTTGTTAACTTATTTCTTTCAAATGGTAATCCTAAACCAACATTCATTGAATTAGGTATAACTTCTTCATCTGTATCAAAAGGATTTCCTGATCCAAATTGAAGTTGTAAAGTATTAGCATTTAAAAATCTTGAATTAAATCTTCTTTGGACTTGTTTTGTTTGAAGTAAATAAGGTGTATTATCACTATCTTGATAATTATTAGGATCATTTACATTAGTATTTTTAATACCATCAAAAACTAATTCTTGTCCTAAATAATCAACTTCATACCATTCATTGCCTTCCGAATCAAAACAATCAATTATACCTCCAATACTGTCATCATTAATTTCTATAGTAGGAAATTCTTGAGGATTTGTAAATGCAAAAGTAGTAGTTTGAATAGTTCCAGATAATGCTTTTCTTGTTTTTTTAAGTAAATAATAAGTAGGTTCATCTCCCGAAATTTGAGCTACTGTAACTGTTGTTGGGTCTAAAGAATTAGATACTGTAAAATCTATAGGATCTTCAATAACAAAAGATACACCTGTTTGTGTTGTGGATGTTGTATTAGCCCCTATATATAAAGCATAATTATAATCCGGAACATATTGTGTATCTGTACCTACAGTAATAGGGATAGATGGTACTAATTGATAAAAATCTAAATCTACAGAAGATAAACCAGTTACCTTAGGTTTATACCCGTACATATAAGATAAATCATATAAATTACTGGTTTGTCTAGCATATTGTAAGAAATTTTCTTGGATTTGATTATCTAAATAATAAGATAATACATCACCAACATAAGATGCTTGTTCCATAAACATCATTCCAGGAGATGTTTCAGTAAAATCTGTATAGGTATTAGGAAAATAAGTTTGAGAAAAATTAATTAATTGATCTCTATAATCACTAAAATCTTTATTTAAATAGTTTATTGTTCTTCTTACGGCCATTAGTTAAAGCTTAATGATAGTGCATCACTTATGCCAGTATCAGCTACACTATAAGTTATATTAATTTTTATTTGATTTGATACATCCGTTGGTAAAACTGTTACTTCCTGAAGTATCACATCTGGAAAGAATGTTAATATTTTTGTTTGAATATCATCTTGTATAAAACTTAAATCTTGTTGATCAATTTGAGAAAAAATATAAGCTCTTAATCCAGCTCCAAATTCAGGATTTCCTGGTCTTTCTCCTGGGTTGGTTAAAAAATAGTTAATTAAATTATTTTTAATTGCTTGTTTAGTTTGGTAATTAGGAGTAAATACCCCACCTTCATTCATAGGAAGATTAAAACCAATGGCTACACTAGGACGTAAATCATTGGGGAATATTCTAGTTGCTCCAAATGCCATTTAATTATTTTTTATTCATTAATCCCATTATTTGATTCATATTTACTTCTCCTTGAGGTAAAGAACCATTCATTGTATCAGTGCTTGTAACTTGTAAAGGAATATCGGATGAAGTTGCAGATAAAGTACCATTAGCTCCTGGTCTCATATCTCCTAAAACTTTCATATAATTTTCTCTAATTTCTTCTCTTGATTTAGTTGCTACTGGATTAGTAGGAGAAGGTGCATCTACACTAAAATTTGTTGGTTTATATTCCGAAACTATTTGTTTAGGGGAGCGTACAGCTTCCAAAAGAATATCTTTCATTTCTTCTTGAATTGCTTCTTTTACCGCTTCTTTTACAATAGATTTTAATTGACTTAATTTCATATTATATTGATTTATTATAAATATTAGACTAGTTAGCTTTTAAATTATTTGATCGTATATAAAATGCAAGTTCATCAATTAAAATTTGTTCACTTGCACTAAATGATGGTTCTCCTTTTAAAACTACAACTCCTTGTGGGTTTGTTGCAGTTGCATATCTCCTTTGTAATGAACCTACTTGAGATTTATTATCAACAACAACTGCTAAGGTAAAACCGTTTACTAGATTATTTACTTGTGTATCTTCTTCTTCATCATCTTCTATTGCAAAGTCTAAATCTTCAAGACCTTCAATATTTTCGCTACATCTTAATAATTGTTGGTCTAGTAATTTTAATAATTTTAAAGCCTGTAATAATAAAGATGATAATACTAATAATGCAGAACTTATACCTAATGATAAAGTAAAGGTTTTTTCAGCAACTTTTAATAATTTATCAATTAATTTTTGAAAATTAAGAATTATACTAGTTGGAAAACCTACTCCAGGAGGGACTGAGGTTGGGAGTGGTATTGCCCTTATTACACCAGCTGCTATTTTTATTACAGCTGCTAAACCACCCAATAGACCTACTATTATTAAAGCAGTATTTACTAGCTTATACATTTGATTTAACTGTCTTACAATTTTATTTCTTCTATTTTTTGCTTTTATTACTTCTTCAGGTGAAGGACATTCTCCTTGGGCTGAAGCTTGTGATATTTTTCCTGCTATTATATCACTTATTTTTCCTATTAAAAAAGGAGCTAATAAAGCTAAAAGAAAAGGAATTAATCTTTCTTTTAATATATTTATAAATTTTTTAAGTAATATTTTTAAAGAACCCTTTTTAGGTTTTAAAGCTTGGATTATAGCAATTGTTGTTTTTTTTAATCTTGCTATTTCAGCTTTAGCTTCTGCGGTTAAACCCTGTGTAGATTTTAGTTGAGTTGTTCTTAAATCAGATTTAACTGTTTGATCTAACGCATAGGGATTAAGTTTTTTAGGAATATATCCTTTAGCAGTTACTAAAATAGGGGGTCTTAAAGTTGCCCTTTCAGTATTTTTATCAACAGGATAAATAGCTTTAATTTTAAATTTACCTTGATTATTTGTTTTTGTAGTAAATTTAGTTCCTGGAAGTGGAAGTATTACGCTGGCATTGGATATAGGAATATTTTGATAAAAATCAATTACAGTACCAGTAATTATAAATTCTTTTTTAATAGTATTAGGTACTTCAAAATATTGGGTATTTTCAATAGTAAGATCTCCAGAAGACAAGTTTAAATCTATTGTTAACTGGTTTAGAGCATCTTCTATAAGTTGATCATTAGGTATACTAAATTTAGCTTCAGATATTTTATTAGGAGGAGCATCTTCTAATAAAATAACAGTTTCGGTTTTTAATGAACCATCATTTAAAGATAGTATATTAATATAGGCAACATCATTAGTCCCATTTTTTATCAGTGAAGATGAAGCTAAAAAAGATTGTGATCCTACACCCCCTATGTTATTTGGGTTTTTATTAGATATTTCCATTATTTTAATCTTATGGTATTAGACAATAGGGGTGAGGTGATTTTATTATCATTAGGTAACAAATCTAAAATATTTTTACAAGTTTCATCTAAAGATTGACCAGCAGCATCTATACCTGATGATTCAATATTGGTGGACTCACTATCATATCCTTCTAATCCTGAACAAGCAAATGCTAAAACTTGAATTTGTTCAACTAAAATTTTAAATTGATTAATAAATGCTCCTCCTAATAAAGCAGGATCATTAGCTGTTGGCCCTCCTATTTTAATATTATCCGCAGATATACTTACATTATTAGATGTAATTCCTATTTGTTTGTTTGAAGATAATGATATAGAATCTTGTGCACTCGCAATTATACTATCAGTTGATGCGTTAAATACCAAACGTCCAGAATTTAAAATCACTTGTGGGTTAAAATATTCTCTGGGTAATAAAGGTTCTGGGGAAAGAGCAGAATAATTTTCATTTGCGGCTCTTAAAGGAATTTGTTGATAAGAAGTCATATATATAGAAGACAAATCTTTATTTATATCTTCTACAATGGGTAAATATCCTGTTTTACTTGCTTCTTTTGGTTGTCCATTTCTTAATATAGTAATAGGATCACCATTATTACCTACAAAAGACCAAGTACTTTGGTAATCCTCAGTATTATTAGATCCCGATACTGTGCTTCCCAATCTAATAGAATTACCCCATCTTCCTTCATTAATTATATCACCCGCAAAAGGGATAATAGGGTGAATGTTAGATTTTTCTTTAAAAGTTCCTCCTATTACAGGACTATTTAAATTAATTTCATTATTAGTGTTTTTGGTAACTCTAGGTGAGCCAGCTTCTATTTCTTGATAGTTTTGTTGGGGAGGGTTATCCGTTGTTGGTTGTAATAAATTAGGAAAAGCATTATGGTGGTTGCTATTCCAAATACTTATAGGATTTATATAATAATATTTATTAGTTTGTTGAGAATTTGCAAAATTATTAATTTCCTTAGAGGGAAGACTTAATAATACTACTATTTCATTTACTATAGGTAAATTTTTAGCATAAGGTATTAAGGGTAATGCTGTTGGTTTAGTAGAAGTAGAGGGTAAATCTAAATTATTTGTAGGTTCAAAAAATATAGTACCTAACCCATTCCAACCCCCAAAATCATAAAATAAAGGGTGAGTATTACTTAATATAATATCTACAACCCTACCAGTTATTAGTTGAGAATTTAAAATATTTAAATTGTCAAAAATTTCTTTTGTTGGGTTTTGAGAATTAAGATTATCATTTAAGCCACTAAATCCTAAATTATTTGCCATCCTTTCTTTCTTCGAAATTAGTATTAAGTTTATCTAATTCCTCCATTAATTGTTGTTTTTCTTCTTCCGTTATACCCATTGATTCTTCGCCACCACTATTATTAAGCGCACGTTGTATTATAGTAGCCATTTTAATCAATTGTTCATCGTTACGAACACCAATTTCCATATATTCTTTAATTAATGGAACTATTAAAGTAGCATCACCTATATCATTTATAAGCGGTTTAAGTTCAGAAATTAAACCTGTGATTTGGGCTTCTTTTTTCTTTTGGTTATCGTAAATCTCACTTAGGATATCCGAAAACTTTTTTTTCTTAAATACAATATTATCTAATGATCCCATAATGTTATTTTATTATAAATATGGATATAGGAAGGATTTAGAATTTAGCGTAACCGTTTTCTAAATAAAATATATATTGTGATTTAAATATATCATGAAGTTTATCAGCTATTTTAGTAATTTTAGGTGTTTTTACATCTACTATTTCTCTAATATAGATATAAAGAGCTTTTTTATTAAATACTTCAATTGTTTCCCTTTTTCTGAATAATTCCAAAATTGCATCTGCTATTTGGGCATCGTTTTTCTTTGGGAATAATTCTAATATATTTTCACTTGTATATTCAACAAATAAATCAACATACTTATCTAAATCACTTTTTACTCTATCATCTCCAATATTGTAGGTATGGGTTGAATTTTCACTAGTTAAAATATCTACTTCAACCTTTTTAATTTTCTTTTTATAATTTTTAGTATTATATAAAATTAACCAACGTTTTACTATAGTCCCAAAATAAGAATATGCTTTTGCCCCCCTAGTAGGATCAAATAAATGCATTTTAGATAAAAGAAAGGTAATTATCTCATGTTGAAGATGTTCTAAATTTTCTACTTCTGTATGGTAAAATTTAAAGGTGTGGATTATATTTTGGGTAAGTTTAAAAAAAGGATAATGTATATGAGTTTCATATATTTTACTCCTTATCTCAGGATCTGGTTCATTATTGTATTTTACAATATAGTCCTCTGTCTCTTGAGTAAAATAATTTTTACTCTTTTTTCTACGTTTCTTAACCATATATTAGTTGATTTGGAATTTATCAATTCCTTCTTGTAAATTTTTAATTTGTTTAAAAAACCAACCAATTTCATCATCACTTTCAAATATACCCTTAGAATCTATTTTCTTTAAACGTTCACTGGTAAATTTGATCTGTTTATTAAATTCTGTTAAGTATTCATTATATTGAACTATAATATCCTCTGCTTTTTCATTTTTTCTTAAAAGATTAAAAGTCGTATATCCTAAGATAACGACTAATAAACCTAAAATTCCTATTATTATTTCTAATATCATAAACTATCTAACATATTCTTTAATCCTGGACTTGATAAAGTATTAAGTGCTTTGGATTTGGTAGTTGTCTTGGACTTCAATGTATAATTCTTCTTTTGGGGCTCCACGCTATCTTGAAAGAATTTTGGGAACCATTCAATTTCAAACTCAATACGAGCAGCCATTAAATCTGCCTGGTGGAGAATATATGGTAGTGAGGTACGTGGTTTTTGTTCTGGCATAAATGCTTTTAGATATTTTTCATTAGCATTATCATATAAACCGTCATGAGTCTGGATGGCTACCATTTCGTTAAATGTATAAGAGATATCATGTTGTTGAAGTAAAAATAATCCACGATCGGGAACGGAACAAAATGCTAACTTCTTATTAAACATATAATCTTCACCCAATTTATCTTTCCTCCATTGATCAGTCTGGGGGATGTAAGCTTCATGGTCTTTATCACCCATTTTACCTAAATCATGATTAATAGCAGAAAATACTAATTCTTCCTTAGTAAATGTTGTCATATCACAACCTTCAGATTCCCAAAGATCATATTGTTTTAGGGCACATCTAACTACTCTATTTACATGATCAACATATCCTCCTGGGAATGCTGAATGGTATTCCTTTTTATGAGCAGCAGGCATTAATATAATGCGCTCTTCATATCTCTTATAAAAATTAAGTAATTGTTCTCCTCGGTTTCCTGGGATGTGTGTTTTAATATTATCCAAGAATATTTCCCAATTAGCTTGTATTTGTTCTGCTGTTAGTTTCATAACCTTAATTTATTTATCTTTCTATTGCTGTTTTTACATCTGCTATAATATCTCTACCCTCATTAAGTACCTTTTTATAAGTTTCTAATGGTTCCTGTCGAGTAGTGATAAATTCAAGTTGGGCAAATTTACCTTCTAATTTTTCTAATAATTGAATTACATAATCTTTATTTTTCATAATATATTATATTGATTAACAGGGTATCCCTTAACCCCCTTTTATTACCTTTATTCCTATCCCTTCTTATTCCCTTTTCTTACAAAACCTGTAATACTAATGTACGAGGGATTTTTTGCTTATCCTAATTGTTTTTTAAATTTTTTTAACTACTTCTTTAATTTTATAAAGATGTGCACATTTTTCATATTCTTCATATCGTTCAAAAAATGCAACTGCACTGTCTAATGTTGTATAAAATACCTTACTATCAAAATTTATAATTGCATTTACATCATCATGATCATTTAAACTAATATTTTTTATATATGACCAAGCCCTATTATAAACAGTAAATTCAGATGCTTCTTTTGTAGATTTTACATTGTAATTAGGTTGTTCTTTTTTAAGAAATTTTTCTAATTTTTGATGAAATACATGATGATTTTGAATTAATTTTACAAACATTCCAATTTTAGCAAAGGGACCATTCATGAACTCTTTAATTTCATCTTTGGTTTTATCATCCGTAATTTCTTTACTGTCTACAAATAATTGAAATATTTTATCTTTATCTATCATCTAGTTATACATATGAGAATTTATTCTATCCTAATTCTTTAAGCTCAGTTTCAATATCTTTTTGAATTTGAAGGAGAGTTTGATATTCTTTAACTACATCTTTTTTATTTGGGTTATCTGGGTGGTAATTCCAAACTTCCTCCATTACTGTAGATACAGCTAATAAATCGTTAATTAAATTTGCTTTTTGTTCCTCTAATTTTTCTTGTTCTGACATAACTAATTATTTAAATGATTCTTTTATTAATGTGTATATAAAAATAGTAAATGCAAAGGGAGCAACTACGAAATTTATAATTCTTTCCTCCCAATCAAATTCTTCACCTTGGGATTTTGATATAAATTCTATAATAAATGTCCATAAAGTTGCAAATGATAAATATAGAAACATATTATTTATATTTATTTCCTATTAAGTTAATTACTTCTTTTGCTTCTTCCAAACTAATTTGGAAGAATTCCTTACTATTATTTACCCTTTGAGATTTTAGTTTATGGTGTACTTCACGTTCAACTGTTTCTCCATTAAAACATTTATATGCCCATTCAACTTTATATGGTAAAGCAACTCCTGTAGCTGCCGATATCTGTCTTGCTCTTTCTTCAGGCAATTTTTTAGTATAACCTATTTTAAGCAAACCAGGTGTTGTTGGGTTCGATAATACATATACCCATTGATCACCTTCTCCCTTATCTGAATATAAACCATATTTTTTATTTGTATAGTATGTTACATCTTCCCATCCTTCTCTAGTTTTAGAAGGGGTTAAGGTAAAATATGTAGCATTTTCAACTTCAGTATTACCATAATTTTCTTT